ATAACCATTTATTTATTATTAAAAAATATTATATTATAGAAAAAATTAACTATGGCTAAGAAGAAACTTACAGTCTTTCAAAAAATGAACAATATGTTTGGACCAGATGGTATTAATGTACCTAAAGACCAAACGAATAGATATTCAATAGGGAGTGGAGAATTATTAAAAACGGATAATAAAGCTGATTACGAAGCAGCTAAATTACAAGCACAACAAAACAAATATATTAGTGGTCAATGGAAAAAGGTTGATAACGAACTTTTCCAACAATCAATTCATTATGAAACAACTCGTATTGGTTCATATTCTGATTTTGAAAACATGGAGTTTTATCCAGAAATTGCTGCTGCATTAGATATAATGATGGAAGAAGCAACAACCGTTAATGATAAAGGTGAGGTAATTAATATTTATTCTGATTCTAAAAGGGTTAAGAAGATATTAAAAGATTTATTTCACAACAGATTAGATATTCATACATCATTACCGATGTGGACAAGAAATACTTGTAAGTACGGTGATGATTTTGTGTTTTTAAATATTGATGATAAAGCTGGTGTTATTGGGGCTAGACAAATGCCTAACTTTGAAATGGAACGAAGAGAAGGTAGTATATATGATGCTATTTCAAGGCAACATTCTGCTGGTGGTAATACTGATGATGGTAGGGTTAAGTTTTATTGGAAAGGTAGAGATATCGAGTTTTCTTCTTGGCAAATTGCTCACTTTCGTTTATTAGGTGATGATAGAAGACTTCCATATGGTACATCTGTATTAGAAAAAGCTAGAAGAATTTGGAAACAACTATTACTTTCGGAAGATGCAATGCTTATTTATAGAGTAACAAGGGCACCAGAAAGAAGGGTGTATAAAATTTATGTTGGTAATATCGATGATGAGGATGTACCAGCATACGTAGATGAAATTGCTAACAGATTTAAACGTATGCCAGTTATTGACCCTAAGACTGGTCAAATTGATTTAAAGTATAATCAAATGGCAAATGACCAAGATTTCTTTATCCCAGTTAGAAGTGAAGATGCACCTAACCCAATTGATACATTGGCTGGGGCACAAAATCTTGACCAAATTGCAGATATTGAATATTTACAAAAGAAGTTATTTACAGCTTTAAGAGTTCCTAAGTCTTTTTTAGGGTTTGAAGATGCTGTTGGTGAAGGCAAGAACCTTGCTTTACAAGATATTAGATTCTCTAGAACAGTAAATAGAATACAACAAGCCATGCTTATGGAGTTAAATAAGATTGCTATTGTACATTTATATATTTTAGGATTTGAAGAAGAATTGGATAATTTTACACTATCATTAAATAACCCATCTGTACAAGCTGAAATGCTTAAGGTTGAACATCTTCAATCTAAAATGACACTTTATAAGGATTCGGTTACTGATGCTGGTAATGGTTTTGGTGCTATGAGTATGACTAAGGCTAAAAGAGAAATCTTAGGTTGGTCTGACGATGAAATCAAACAAGATTTACTTGAACAAAGAATGGAGAAAGCAGCTGCGGCTGAACTTGAAAATACCGCTGCCGTTATTAAGAATACTGGTATGTTTGATAAGGTAGATAGAATCTACGGTGACATTGAAATCGCTAAACAAGGTGGTGCACCAGAAGGTGGAGATGGTGCTGAAGGTGGTGGTCCATCTGGTGGTGGAGGTGGAGGCTTCGGTGGTGGAGGCTTCGGTGAAGAAGATTTAGATTTTGGTGAAGAAGATGGTGCGGAAGGTATTGATGGTGGAGATGCTGAGGAAAGTGGAACTGAAGATGCTGGGGATACTGGAACTGCCGATACTGGTGCCGATGAGTTAGGAAATACAGAAGAATCGATTAGATATGCAAATAATCTATTGATTGAACAAAAATCGTTATTAAAAGGTAAACTTGAAACTAGAAAGGCTAAACACACACAAACTTATTTTAATAGGTTAACAGAATCCATTAAAAAGGACGATAAACCCAATATTATTAGAGAAAAAATATATGATAAGAATATAAAGATTAATGAAGATATTCATAATATGATTAATGATATTGATGGGATGATTGAAGGCTTTGGTGAAACTAAGGAAGAGTAAGAGTTTTTCTTGCTATAATCACATATTTATAATTAAAACTAAACAATGCAAAATTTCGGTAAAATAAAAAATGCGTTCAACGATATTCTAGCAGAATCTATCGTAGATAAGGATGTTGAAAAAAGAAAAGTAGTTAAGAGATATATCAGAGCAATAAGTGAGAGTAAAATCTTAAAGGCCCAATTCTTAATATATAATAACATTGAAAGTAGAGTTGATGAGAATCAATTTTCAGCTAATTTGTTTGTTACAGAAAATATAAATATTTTAAACAAATTTACAAAGGAAGCTATTGTTGCTGAGAATATTAAATTGGTTAATTTATCGCAGATGGTTAAAGGTAGATTAGACACCGAATATGATAAAAAAGATTTACATGAATCGATTACTAAATTAATATTCATGAAAGTAACACCGACCACTGTTCAAGAAGTTACAAATAGCAGAATGTCTGTGATAGGTTATATTAACGAGAATAAAGAAAAGGTTATTGTCGAAACACCAGAAATACCTACTAGTATGTTGGCTAATTTAGCGGTTGATAAATTCAATGAGAAATATGCAGATTTAACCGAAGATGAGCATAAGGTTCTTAATGTGATTTTAGAAGCAGATAATGAAGAAGCAAGAAAAAATGTTTTTAACGAAACTGTTAGGGGTTGCATTGACTCAGTTAACATTAAATTGAAAGAATCTACAAATAAAGAAAAACTATTAGATGTAAAAGATAAGTTATTGAGAATTTCATTTACTAATGAATCATTCTCAGATGACATAACAAAACTATTAGATTTAAAAAGAACACTAACAAGAGATTAAAAAAAACGTAGTATGGAATTAGATTCATTGGTACAGATATTTGGTGGTGCTGGTGCTACGTTTTACGTTATGTGGTTATGGCTTAAGAGTGTTCAAGCTGAAAAAAAAGAATTAACAATTAAGTTGGAAGAAGAGCAAGAAGCTAGGATTACCGAATTAAGAGAAATGTTACCATTATTATCGGATGCATCAAAAGGGTTGCAAAACGTAATAAAAACTAGCCTAGATGGAAATAGTGAAGTTATCACAACTATAAAAAGTCACATTGACGATAAGGTGTCTGAAATTACAAAAATATGCAAAAAGAATTAACATCAAAACTTAAATTAACGATTGCAAAATTAGAATTAAAGCAATTGGAATTTATTGATAAAATATCAGTTAGACATAATGATTATGTGATTCGCTGTATTACATGTCCAGACACTAACGAATTTCTAGCAGTTAATGGTGATTGGGAAACCGTAACCAATTTCAAAGAGAAGGATTGTATTGGTAGGAAATGGACCGAATTTATACCAAAATCGGAAGATGTATTAGCAGAAATATTTAGGTCAATAGATGGTGGTGGTTTTGAATCATATATTTGTGATATATTAAAAAAAGATGGGTCTACTACAAGTGTTAATTGGAAGTCAAAATTCTTCCCAGAAATCAACGCAATAGTAACAATTGGTAGAGCCCAAAAATAAAATTTGACTATTCCAAATATTTTGATTATACTTAGAGAAAAATACCAGGTATATGATGAAAAAAGGAAAAGAAATTAAATTAGGAAAAGCTTATATGAATTATAAAGTTGTTTCGGGGACGGTAGATTCCAAAAACCCAACAAGTGTTTACATTAACATCTCAGCATGGGGTGAACCAACAAACGAAGATACAGAACAATACATAACAGTAATTAGTTCTTTAAAGAAAGACATTAAAGGTCACTTGTTTAATATATTACCACTATCTTTTAATAAACAGAGAACCATTGTTGATTTAGACATGAGAGTATCTGGAATAGCGTATGGTAAGAGAAGTTATATGAGTTGTGAGATTACATTGTATCAAAACGTTAGAAATGGGAAATTATTGATAGGTGAAGAATTAAAGAAAAGTATGAGCCAAATAACAGAAAAGATTATAAGTGATGTGTTGGATGAATATCCACACTTCAAATTCCATAAAAAGAAAAATTAAGTTTAAGAACCGAATCCCAATAGATTCGGTTTTTTTATGTCTTCATATGTATTTATTATTAAATTCTATACATATGTCAAGAAGAATAAATGAAGATATTAAATTGTTAAAAGCTGGGGATACTGGTTTTGGGTTCATGATTGAACACGATGCTGGTTATATTGACCCATCCGATACAAGAAACCAGAAATTTGTAAACGAGGTTAAAAACATAGCCGAGGGTAAGATTGCAATGGTTGAACCACTAGTAGTAACTGTAGTGTTACAGAAGTGGGGAATTAAAAATAGAAATGGTAGAATTTACCCAGAAAGAATTCTTAAGAATCAAGCAACAGCTTATAATCAATTAATACAAAATAAATCAGCATTGGGTGAATTAGACCACCCAGAATCTTCTATCATAGCTGGTGATAGAGTGTCACATAATATTACTAGAATTTGGTGGGAAGGTAAAACTCTTATGGGTGAGATGCAAATCAATACTACATTAGGGTTTATTAATATGGGTATTTGTTCAACTAAAGGTGATGAGGTTGCTAACATGCTTAGACATGGTTGGAGAATCGGAGTTTCATCTAGAGGTGTTGGTACACTTGAAGAAGATTATGAAGGTAACGCAATTGTACAAGATGATTTTGAATTAATAGGTTGGGATGTTGTTACGGCACCATCAACTCCAGGTTCTTGGATATTTGCCAATGATAAAGAGGCTAGACCGTTCACTGAATCAGTAATAAGAGAGAATAAAGAATTGGATGACGAATTAGATAATTTTCTAATGGATTAAAAAATTAATAAAAAAAAATAAATATTTTTTCATTTTTTTTAGTTTTTTGGTAACGTACAATATATTTATTATCAAATGACTTCATATTAATTGAAGTAAACTAAAGAAGAAAGATAAAACTTTTAAAAAATAAACAAAAACAAAATGGCTGAAAAGAAAAAATCAATTATTGATGAAGCGTTATTGGATGCGAAAAGAATCCAAGAAACTTTAAACGCCAACACAAAAGAAATACTTCGTTCAATTGCGAAAGAAGAAATTAATGACTTAGTGAAAGAATCTCTTAATGAGTTTGATGAAGAAGATGTTGACGATACAGAAGTAGATACTGATGTTGATATGGATGCAGATGCTGAAGCACCTGTTGACACAATGGATGTAGACACTGATGATGCTATCGGTGGCATTGACGATGAAGGTGGTGAAGAAATGGGTGACTCCGAAGAAGGCCTAGAAATGGGTGATGAAACAGGTATGGATGCAGATGCATCATACGGAGACGAAATGGATATGACAACTGCATCAGATGAAGACGTTATCGCAGTGTACAAGAAATTGACAGGTGATGATGAAATTCAAATCGTAAGTAACGAAAATGGTGACATTGAATTAACGGTAAACGAACCAG